TGGGCAAGTCCATAGATAACATTATCAATGCAGGACTACCGAATGATGCCCCGGTCGACCAGGTTAAGAATCAGGACTTTCTGATAGGTAAAAAACTCCACATGATGCTCACACCGGGTCACATGATATGGAACCAACAGGCCGGAGAAGAAAGGCCAAGGGATTGCTGGGAATTGGTAGAGATTGCAGGTGTTGGAGCAGCACCGGTACAGACTGCCGCTCCAGCACAAGCCACAGCACAAGCTCCAACAACATCGGCGCAGACACCGGCACAGGCTGCCATAGCCCTTCTGGACGGTAAGAACGAACAGCAATGGCATCAAGAGGTATTCGTCAATGATGTGGTCAAGGTTGATGCAGAGTTGGTCAAATCCATCATAGGCAGGACATTCTTACCACCTCTTGAAACGGCCGGTGTGGTTACCAAGGACGAGAATGGCATCTATCACGTTAAGAAGGACTGAACATTAACAACAGAGCTTGCTGGTGTCCGAAACAACCATCGGTTACCAAGAGATAGCATCAAAGGGTTCTGGGCGAAGGAGACCGAGCCAGCAAAGTGCCAGTTACTCAGGAGATGATAAGCAGTATTCCCTGCTTGAGAAGACTGAGGTGAAAATAAGCTGGCACGAAATAGCCTGAGCTGAGGGAAATTAAGGATAAAGTTGCAAGCTGGACATTGGGTGAGTGAGTAACTTGGCTAGTGCTCACGGAGGCACTAGCATAAAAGGTTAGACGTGTAGGCTCAGGCTAGAACAAAGCCTTGAGTGGGGTGGCGGAATAGGTAGACGCTAATGTGAAGAGGCTACTAGGAGAGCATGGAAGATAGCTACCGATATTTCTGAGCCTCATGGGATAATGGTAGCATCTAGGGTGCAAATCCCTAGCTCCACTCAGGGCAGGGATAAATAAGGTGGGTGATTAACAGACCAAAGAAGGGGAAGTAAAACCAGAGGAGGAGAAGTGAAAAAATACAAATATGAGTTCCAATTCAACCATGATGAAGGTAGTTGCGTTGCGTTGTGGAGTATGGTAAGACTAGGCTGGCAGGTTGTAGATTGCACTATTGAGAACGGCTATACATGGCTCACCCTAGTCTTAGAACGAGACCTAGGAAAAATAAAATAAACAAAGGAGAATAACTATGTTGGAATGGTTTATATGCCCAGACAAGGAACTAATAAGAGTTAAGGATTGTCTCACCAAATGCCGCATGGATGAACGCTGTCAGACTGAACCATATCTGCACAGGGCGGCAGAGGAAAGGGAATGGACAGGTGAAGCATCCACCACACAACTGCTCAACGGTACTATGTACTCATTCCTCAAACTGACGCAGCCCTACGCAATAGACCCAGATAGCATGGCGTTCGCTATACTGGGCAGCAAGGTGCATGAGTACCTTGAGACTAAAGCTAATGAGCTTGGGATACCCGCCGAGCTTGCATTAACACCAGACGGTAGGAACATTGTAGACCTGTTAGAGTATGAGAATGGTGAGATGGTTCTCACCGACTACAAGACATGGGGTAGTTACAAGGTGGCAAAAGTCCTAGGTCTCGTTGAGACCGGTAAGAAACCTGACCCATCCGGTGCGGTCTACAAGTCATCAGGTAAATGGGGTAAGGCCGGTTCACCAAAGATGGTATCCACATTCCAGCGCATGTCGCAGCAGGCAGATAACTGGGAGGCTGAACTCCAGCTAAATCGGTATCGTACCATGCTTGAGGAGGGAGGCATCCACCTGGATAAACTAAGGGTGCATGTTACTGTAAGGGACGGTGGCCTAGCCATAGCACACAGCAGAGGAGTGGATAGAAACACATACATGATACCGGTGAAGATATTACCCGAGGATATGGTAGTTGAATATTTTACAAAAAAGCAACACGACCTAGCGATGGCGTTGTCTAACGGTAGCTGGTCAGTACCATGCACCGATCGTGAGTGTTGGGACGGCATACGCTGCAAGAGTTATTGTGAGATTTCCATGTTCTGTCCAAAGGGACTATTATACCAGGAGGGATAAATGATATTCATAATCTGGGGTGAAGATAAAGGATGCAAGACCACATTAGCACTGTCAATGCCTAAGCCGATAGTCCATATGGAGTTTGATGTTGGTGGGTTTGCCCGTGCTAGGAGAAATGTGGGTGACCTACACATCAAAGACTGGGCTGACCAAGGCCTAATCAAGACAGAGCCTTACATAATGCCATTCCAGATGGGTAACCTTGATGCTACCAATGCAGTTAGGCCATCCAAGATTGTTGTTGGTGTGAAGGAGTTATTCTATGAGTTTGCCGGTAATTTCATCAAACACCTCAAAGACCCTAACATAGCTACCATTGCTGTGGATACTGGTACCCTGCTATATGAAATCACATGCACTGGTTACCTTCAAGAGAAGCAGGAAATACAGCTGGATGCTAGTGGCAACCTATTGCCAAGTGAGAGGAACAAGGGGCTGAGGGTATCATTACTACCCATAGAGTATCGTGAGCCATACATACGCATGAGAGGGTTTATCTACCAAGCCAAAGCACACGGCAAACATCTGGTAATGACACACCATGCAACTGATGAGTATGGACTGGTCAGACTCAAGGATGGCACACTGGGTGAGGGTAAAACCGGTAAGCGTGTACTGCATGGCTGGGGTCAATTAGGCGACGGTGCCGACATCATCATACATACCTGGTGGGACTCACAATTAAAGAAACCATACGGTAAGGTAGAACTAGCTGAGGTTAAGGAGCTTGAGGGTATGATATTTGAGACACCCACATACGATAACATAATGACCTCGGTCAAAATGATTAGAGGAGAGACATAATATTACCATATTTGCGGGAGGCTAAGACTTGAGAGATAAAATGAAGCATACTAAAACTACTTACCGATGTCTAGCTATGCAAAATCGGAAAAAAACGCTGTATAACGCTCTCGTTGTCGTACATGAAGTTCTGAGACTACCGAAATAGGAGATTTCCATGATATTTGTTGACATATACGAGCCGAGTGAGGTGGAAAACCTTATCAAGCAATCAGTACCTACTACCCGCATGTCACTTAATCATTCAGCGGAAGGTTATGCAGATTACCTATGGCTTGCATGGGATGGGCATAGGATACAGGTTGAGAGGAAGCAGATGGATGAGATACTGTCCGATATAAACGGAGTTGAGGAGCTACTGGGTCGGGAGCTTTCAAATGGAGTTGAAGAAACCATATTGCTATACGAGGGTACGTGTGAGCCTATACCCAGGCTAAAGATGGCCGTACAGAGTTGGAAGTTAGCTAAGGGTGGCAAGGTCATGGTACCTGGTCATCAATATAATGTCAGCTATACGGGACTTCATGCTTGGTTGTATCAACTAGATAAGGCCGGCATCACTGTTGTACATACGTGCCACTATATAGGGACAGCAATGGCCTTGGTGGCTATGTATGAAAGCTCACAGAGTCCTAAACATAGAACATTAAGAAGGTACATCAAAGAACATATTACGGTGCAACCATTCAACGAGCATGTGATTACGCTCATGGGTATCAAGGGGGCCAAAGGTTCCGGCTCTATATTGGGGGAGGCCAGTGCCAAAGCGTTAATTGATAGGTATGGCACCGCATGGTACACACTCAACCAAAGTGTTGAAAGTCTGGCTGAGACATTGATAGGGGAAGAAGGTAAACGAAGGAGGCTTGGTCCGGCAGTGGTCAGGAGATTATTCAAGGCTATAGGGAGGTCAGAGTGATAGAGCTGGATGACTGTGGTTTAGAACTACACCTCGCTGATGACAATTGGTACCATTCATTTGATGTAAGGGCGGTAATGGTAATCAAAGCACCGAGAGGTACACTCACCATCTTCGGACATGTCAACGGTAGTCCTAGCCATAATAAAGTAATAGACCTACAGTGTGAGGGTATCAAATCATTCATGGAACAACACAAATCGTACCCAATATTTGATTATTTTAACTATATTGGAGGAGCACAATGAAAGACCCAAAACAATTAGCCGATGAACATTGGGACTGGTTGGAGACAATCATACTGGAGTCAATGAGAATGGAAATGTTACTATTCAAAAGCGCAATGGTTCACGGATATAAACATGGAGTGGAGGACACAAAGAATGAAGGAATTCGCACCAAATCTAGAGAGAAACGGCAGAGGCTGGATAATCCTACCGGATGATGTAACATGGAGGAAAAGCATATTCCCTGAACATGTAATGAAACATTTAGCCAAGATGCACATGTACTTGGAGGATGCCATCATTGATTATGTATCCGAGCAGGGTGATACATTGCTAGACCCGATGGGAGGCACCGGTACTCTGATGATTGCGGCATTGAAAGGACGTAAGGTGGTCACATTAGATATTGAAAGGCCATATCACGAATTGCAGGTTGAGGTATATAAGTACATGAGGGCAATACATCCAAACATGGAGACATGCATACAGCTATATGGTAACTGTAAATTGATATTGCCGATACCGTGTGACCATATTATATTCAGCCCACCTTACGCCAAGGCACTAAAGCCTGCCAAGAGTGTTAGTCAAATTACGGTGGATAAATACCGTGTAACTGAGGATGAGTACCAAGCCTATGCACAGACTCAAG